TGAGAGGATGTAGAAAATGGAAGGTATAACGTTACAATTACGATTGGACGGCGAAAGTGCTGAATTGTTCACGAATCAATTATTGGCCTTTGCTGAAAAGCAGGTCAAGGAGCAGTTAGAGAATGATCGCATGCCAATCAATCAACAGGCTTTGATGAAGAAGTTTGGCTTCACTCATGGCTATGTTAAGCAGTTAGAACGTAAAGGCTTAAGATTTCGTAAGCAAGGGAAAGATATTATGTACGATGTCAATGATGTTTATGAGATTTTGGAATTAGAGAAAGAAGTACGAAAATTAAGAGCATAAGGAGATTAAAAAATGTTTGAACCACCGATTTTAGACCAGCTGATGGGTGTTGGTGCTCTGCTGATTGGATTTGCAGGGGCTTGCCGTCATATCAAATTGCAGGAACAACGCAAGGAAGAAGAAAGACGAGAAGAGCAAGAATTTGCGTCTATGATTATCCAAGGGTATAACCATGCATACGAACGTGGTAGAGAGGACAAATGGCAAGAAATTCGCAAGAATATCCGCAGAGAGTTCAAAGGATTTACGTACGACAATGAACCGCCTGTAGGATTGCGTCCTGAGCCGTTAGGCTTACCAGAGCCTAAACAATCTGCAATCAGATTTTTGAAATGAGGAGGTCAGGAAATGGAAAGATTGATTCAATGGCTGGATGACCAGATTATGTATATCAAAGAAGCGATAGAAAAGGGATCAGATAAAAGACATTTTATTACTATTTGGGAATATGATCATAAAAATCTATTATTAGTCAAAGAATACATAACTGACTATGAGAAATTAACCAAGGACTATGAAAAAATTGTTAAGGACTTTGAAAAACTAACAAAAGACTATCATGATGTGGTCTCTCAAAATCGTCTGATCAAGCTTGAAAAACTAGAGTTAGAAGGCAGGTACATTTATGAGGATATGCGGATGAAATACCGTGCTAACCGTAGGAAGTGGGGGGCTCGGTATGTCTGAAATCAAGTGGATTAAAATCACAACCGATATTTTTGACGATGAAAAGATTTGCCTGATTGATGCCTTACCTGATCCTGATGCCATCTTAGTGATATGGTTCAAGATTTTGACACTTGCTGGAAAACATAACAGTAATGGTTTGCTGATGATGACTGATAAGGTTCACTATACAGATGAAATGTTAGCTACTATTTTTCGTAGACCATTGAATACAGTAAGAATGGCTATTGGAGTCTTTGAACAGTTCGGGATGATTGAGATTATCGATGGAATCATTAGCCTGCCAAATTGGGAAAAACATCAAAACGTTGACGGAATGGAGAAAATCAAGGAACAGACACGTAACCGTGTAGCCAAATACCGTAAAAAACAGAAAAATCTTGCTCTTGGTAACGTTACAGGTAGCGTTACAGTAACGGACGGTAACGCACTAGAAGAAGATAAAGATAAGAATAAGAATAGATTAGATAAAGATAAGAATAAGAAAAGAATAACTACTACTACTAGTAGTGGTAGTGAAGAAAATATCTTAGAACTTTTTCAATCTGAGTTTCGTAGACTCTTATCTGGATTTGAAATTGAAGAAATCAACCATCTACTAAATGAGAATGATGTAGATTTGGTGAAAGAAGCATTGAAGACTGCTATTAACTCAGGAAAGCCGAACATCAAATATATTGGTGGGATTTTAAGAAATTGGCAGATGAACAATGTTACCACTGTTGAACAGGTTCGTCAATCGGAAAAGAAGAACAAGGATAAGAAAGAAGAACAGGAGGCCAAGGACGAATGGGGGTATTAGAACTAATTGAGCAATTCGAGATAGACTACTATCCATTAAGTTACGAGAAGAAAACTCTTTTAGCAAACCAGCCAATTCATCAAGTGATTGCTTGCTTGTCTGAAATGGCCAGTTGGCATGAATGTGGAGGTAGGCTAGCATGGTAGACAATGTATTTGAGGAAATCGCCTTATCTTATCACAGGAATACAGAACAACAGAAAGAGCTTTGCGAAAAGCACAATATTCCTTTGATAAAGATATTGAGGACCGAGAGTGTTGTATGCCGTATGTGCGAATCTGAGCGGATCCATGAGGAGAATCAAGCAAGAGTGAATGAATTGGCCAACGCTGAAAATGAGCGAGAAAGGAAATACTATCTTGAGAAGTTCTCTCTTTATGATGAGGTTTTGAAAAATGCGACCTTAGACAATTTTGAAACACCTACTGAAAAAGAAGCGGAAAAGCTAGCTTTTGCACGGCGGATTTGTCGTGAGTGGTCTGAGGGTGCTAGGAACAACATTGTACTTCAGGGAGAAGCTGGAACTGGCAAGAGTCATTTGGCTTTTGCGATGGTTAAAGCTTTATCTGAGTACACGAAAGAGATTGCTATCTTCATCAATGTGACGGACTTGCTGATGAAGATTAAAGCTGATTTTAGTCAGGAAGAGTTTCTGGTCAATAAGATTGCTAGTGCTAAATTTTTGGTATTGGATGATTTGGGAATGGAGAAGGATAGCGAATGGTCATTTACTATTCTCTACAATATCCTGAATAAGCGTTCAAATACAATCATTACCACGAATTTGATTTCTGCTGAAATTCAGAAAAGGTATGGCAGGCCCTTTATGTCTAGATTGATGAAGGGTGTGGATAAAGACCATTTGATGGTTTTCAATGATTTGTCAAACAAGCGGAAGCAATATTTTTAGAATGGAGGTGCTGATGTTTATTTTAAAACATGGGACAAGAGAGGATAAGCCGTTTCTGAGGTCCGCTGTTATCGGTGTGACTGGCTTGGATATTTCATGTTCAGAGGAGAAGAAAGCCATGCGGTTTATTTCTCGGGCGGCAGCCGTACAGGTTGGCAAGGCATTGAGGGGTTCCTTTGGGAACTTTTACCCTGTTGAGGTGGCGTGATGTTAGAGCTTTACTTCGTCTACAACGGGCACTGCAAGTTTTACCTTGGCACGTTTGACAATGTCGATGATCTGATTGAGCAGATGGAAGACCATCAATGGGCATTCTCTGCTATCACAAGACCAAAATTCAAAAAATATATCGGAAAAGACGATGTACGTTTTGATTATGGTGCTAAGGATTGTTACTATTTAGCGACAAAATCAACGTGCCGCGAACCACGTTAAAAGCGAGCTAGAATATGCGTCAGACTTGGACGAATGACGTATAAAGAATTTGCTAGCTCTTGTGTCTTTGAGCCATGAGGGGCAAGAGCTGGTTTTTTATAAACAGGATAAACCATGGAATATAACAAACAGACAGTCATCGAAGGACTGAAACGCACGATCGAGCAGACGGAGGCAAGGATAGCAGAACTATCTGAGCCGTGTGTTAAATCGCTTGCTTTTAGCAGGTCCGAGGAACGTGACTTGCTAAAAAAGAAAGTGAAAAACTGGAAGAAGAGAATAAAGGAGTTGGAAGATGAAAATAGGTGATAATGTTGTTTTACGCGGAACCGTTAAAGGTGTAACTTATGGGAAACACGGATTTCCACACTATTTAGTAACTTTACCAAACAGATGTGAAACTGAGTTTCCTAAACAGTATATTGAAGACTTACAACAACTAAACGAACGGCAACCAGTCAAAGTTCCGCAGTTTGTGGCGGATTGGATTGAAAGATCAAAACAAGAAAAACGTAATCTCCGTAATGCTCTTAACAACGGAGGAGAGGAAATGCGTTTGTGGTTTCTCGATCAAGAAAATTATGATCTATTCGCTCGTGCATGGCTTGACGGCTACGAGGTCGAGAAAGAGAAGCGGTATTATGTAAGGTTTAAATGGATTGAAGACTCATATAGTTACTTAACCTTGATTAAGCACCTTCACACTTGGACGTTAAAGAATATAACACTAGATAAAAAATTTCGTACAACTCACACTCGCAAACAACTAGAAGACGCAGGCTTCGGCTGGGTGTTCGATTGTCCTGGCGTGGAAGTTAAAGAGGTTGAGTGATGAATAATGAAGTCTTTGAAGAATTGAAAAAGCTTATGAGTTGTTTTCCCGACTCATTTATAAACAGACAATTAGAACTTATTCTCATCCCAAAAACAAACACATACTTTTCTTTAAGAGATTGTTTGACAAAGAATGATGTCATTTCAAAGGTACTAATGTGGTGTACTAGGGATATATCCAAAGCTAGACCTTATCAACAACAAAAGCGAAATATCGACTTTTATGTAGATAATCGCACACGTTTAGAAAAATATTTAGGTTCAAATATTAATGTAGATGTGGTTTATAATTGCTTAGGAAATGGAATTAACAAAGAACTCACACACAGATTTATCGAGAGTGGTTTTGATATGGATTTACTTTATAAGGAGGTCACAGAGTGAAACGACCAGAACAATACCCATCTGGATACTTCATTCCTGAACTTATTGAAGATGAAGATATTATCTTCAATAAAGACAGTGAATATCACAAGCAGAAGAAAAAAGAAAAGAAAAATCCCATTTTTAAAAGAAATAAGTCCAAAAATAGATGGGCGCTTTGAGGAGGTAAAAGAATGAACCTTACGCTAAATAGCACAATTGGAGACTTAGTTTTGGCAATCGGAAAAATTATCGTTGAGTCTGACGGTAAAACCAATACAGCGATGCTGGAGATACCTGATCAAGACTTTTACTTAGAAATTGCCGTCAAATTAAAGGAGGTCACAGAATGAAGCGTTTTATCGCTATCTGGATCTTACTATCTGCTGGATTGAATATCTGGCAGATGGACAAAATTGCAGAGTTGGAAGAGAAGAAGCCGATGGTTGTCTATAAAACTGACAACGCAGGCGCTGAGATATTTGGTAAGGTCGTCGAGAAAGGACGGCACGGGAAGTTGTATACTGTCACAATTCGTGATTACGGGGTGTTCGTGGTTACGAAAGAGCAGTACGAGAAGATTAGAGTAGGGGATGAGGTAAAAATATGAACTATAAAGTAACAGTCGATGGTAAGGAAATCGAATACGGTGCATTAGTTGAGAAATCACGTTTTTCAGAAAAAGAATGGTCTGTTATTTATGCGGAAATCGTGAAACAAAATCAGCCAGAAGTTTTTGAAAGTAAGAAATCAGATACTGACTACATCGATGTATTTGGTGCTCTGATTGCTCTTGAGGAGCGATATGAAGCATTGCTTGAGCTATTACCTCAAGATCAGTTCTCTAAGGCTGGCACACATCCAAAATGGGTAGCTGATGCAGTCGCAGAAAACACTTTGAATAAAGAGGACACGGTGCTAGATGTATCTGTTTTGATTGGACGATGCAATACTATCGAAGAATTGAAGAATGAACTGACAGAGTATTTTGATTTAGAAGAATTGCAGGGGTTACTATGAACACAATAGACAATGTCAAACAATGGTTTATTGACCGTGACCTTGAAAACGGCGGACGACTAGACAAGCAGTCTTTGAAACTAAGTGAGGAGTTCGGCGAACTATGCGCCGGCTATCTCAAGAAAAATGAACAACTGACCAAGGACAGCATAGGAGATTGCGCAGTCGTGATTGTCGGATTGGCGTTGCTGATAAAAGAGGATGTGCAGGAGATTTTTAAAACGTTAGAAATTGATAAAGATGTGATGACATGCTTTAGTTTCTTAAATAAAAATATAAGCGAATTTCAAGTTTATCAAGATTTTTCTGCTAGGGATATTCCTAAATTACATCTGGAACGTATAATTGGCTGGCTAAAATCAATCAGCAATGCACTTGGTTATGATTTTGAAGAATGTTTCGAACTGGCATACAACGAAATCAAAGACCGAAAAGGTCGTTGGATTGATGGTACTTTCGTCAAAGAGGAGGATTTATAAAATGAAAAGACTAGGAATTATTATTGGTGTATTACTCGTAACAATCGTCTCACCGTTTGTTGTTCAATTTGGTTGGAATGTGATTGTAACGACAATCCTCCCTGTCGAAAAGATTTCGTTTTGGCAAGCTTTGGGAGTAGATGCTTTACTAAGCTTCATAAATCCAACAATCTATAGTGATGAAGAAATTTCAAAAAAACTTACCCAGGCTATTTCAAAGATCATATATTTTGCATTTATACTATGGTTAGCTAGTTTGTTCTTGTGAGGGCATTCATGAAAAATTTTAAAATCCTATGTGTTGTTTTACTCGCATCCTTCCTCGCAGCATGTCACCGGATTTCGAGTGGGACAGTGGTAGATAAGTACATTGATGAACCTCACACAACTTTCATACCTGTTATGAATGGTAAAAGTTCGGTACTTGTACCAACCAGAACCGAAAGAAAATATATTCTAGTTGTTTCTGGGTATGCAGGTAATAAGCAAGTTGAAGAAACATTTAAAGTGACATCCGAGGAGTACAAGTACTATGAAATTGGCAATACTTTTATAATAGATGCTGCTTTAGAAGATAAGGAAGAGGATAAATAATGAACCCAGAAATAATTGACAACATAAACAAACCAAACCATTACATCGGTACTTATGGACTCGAAGTAAAGGATGTTACCAGAAATTTTATCAAAGGCAAGGCAGAGATGGAAGCACATCACTGGTGCAGTGCGGTAGAGTATTTACTTCGCTACAAAGAGAAAAACGGTCTTGAAGACCTGAAAAAAGCCAGAAAGAACCTCGACTGGTTGATTGAGGAGATGGAACATGAGTGAATACGCATTGTACGAAGGCGACACATTCATTACTATGGGGACACTTGCGGAGATCAGCAAAGAAACAGGAATTGCTGAACGGATGTTAAAGTATTATACTTTTGCATCTACGCAAAGAAGAAATCCGAATGGTAGGGCTGTCGTAAAGATTGAGGTGGATGATGAATAGAGAAGATAAGACTTTTTCAGAACAACTACGAATGTGGCGAAAATCAAAAGGTTTAAAAAGAGATGAAGCTGGAACCATTTTGGGTGTTGCAGCAGAGACAATTGGCAAATGGGAAAGAGGAGCAGTTCCAAAAGATAAATATAAAGCGCATATCTGTGAGGTGCTAGGTATAAGTATTTCTGATTTATTCGTAGATAACACAAATAGTTTCGCTTCAAAAATAAAAGCAGAGCGATTGAAACGTAGAATGACTACTAAGGATGTGGCTGATAAGTTGGGTTATGCTCAGGCATCGATATGCAACTGGGAACGAGGGGCAGCGATATCTAAATATGCGATGGAAGATATCAGTACGTTCTTTGGAATCGAGATATAAAAAAAGAGCCAGCACACGGCTGACCCTCATAGCAACAAATCATTAACACTATTATATCATGAGGAGGAGTTCGTGTGCAAATAGAATTGTTGGATATCATTGATGAAAAGAAAACCAGAAAGGAAGCTATCAAAATCCTTAAAAAATACAGTCGCCTGAGACGGATAGCTGGAGAAGAATACGCCCCCAAAATAACAATATCCTACTCGCTTGAACCAAGATCATCAAGTGGCAAGACAAGCAAGCAGGTAGAAAGTATGGTTGTGCGTAGAGTGTCAGCTCAGCAGGACCTAGAGCTAATCGCTAAAGCAATCAACAATCTTTCCGATTTGGAATACACACGTATTCTTGTTGAACGATATTGCAGGAAAAAGAAGAGGGAAGACTACAGCATTTATTCAGAACTAGGTTACTCATCTAGTGAGTATTATCGGATATTGAACAAAGCTCTATTAGAGTTTGCAGAGTCCTATCAAGCAAGTAACCTTTTGGTCA